GACCATTGAAGTTGGTGGTCTTGTTCTTATGGAACGTCCAAAGCTGTTTACAGACGAAGCGCGTGAGCAAGAACGCCGCGCTGCTCGTGAAGCGGTTATTACAAAAGAATCGCAGATGCGAGAAGGTCGTTCTGGTGATTTAGGTCGTAGAGAGGTTAACAGGTTCTCAAAAACCCGTGCGCCGATCGATGTGCCTGAATAATCTAAAAATAAGTGTTTACTTATTAATGTTGGCGGGCTATAATTCCCGCCAGCGTTAATTTATTGGTCAAGAATGCCCTATATCGTTTACCAGATAACCAATACGGCTAACAATAAAAGCTATATTGGTTATAGTGAAAAATCTCTGGACGATAGATGGAAAGGGCATCTTAAAAGTGTAAGGTTAAAGAGCAAATATAAATTTCATAACGCTATAAGAAAACATGGCGATGAAGTATTTGTTCGAGAAGTTATATACACCGAGGAGACTTTAGCAGGAGCTAAGGAAACCGAGATACTGGCAATTTTGGACCGGAACCCTGAGTATAATTCGACGCTCGGAGGAGACGGGGTTCAAGGATACAAATATACTGACGAAGATAGAGAAAAAATTCGTCAGAATACGCCGGTAAAAAGAGGTGAAGAGCACCCAATGTTTGGCCGCGAAAGGCCGGACGTAGTGGAGCGGAACAAAGGCCGGAAAGGGGTCAAAAACCCTAATATGGCTAGAAAAGGCGAGAGGCATCCTCAGTTCGGGAAGTCTCGCCCAGAAATAATTGCTGCAATGCTTGCTGCGCAGCCTGAAGTTGTTTCCGAGGAAACTCGTGCTAAGCAGAGCGCTTCTGCTAAAAAACGGGCCAATACGGAAGAAGGTCGGCAGAACTCTAGTGAAGCTGGCCAAAAAGGTGCAGAAATTCGTTGGGCGCGTTATCGTGCTTCGAAAGCTGCTCAACAAGATTCTGAAGGATAGTCCTCAGAATATCTACCTCAATCATCCGCGCTGGATGATTACAAATCCTTATCTGTTTGTTTCTGCCACGCGCTGTTGCAGCTAACGACGTTCTCTCTAATAAAGGAGAAAGCCGTGGCTAATAATTTCAGCCCATTCGGTTTTCGTCCGGTTTCTACGTCGAACGGCCCAATGAATTGGCGCATTTCGACACGCCGGATTGCTTCTGCAAATGCTACACCTATCTTCAAAGGCGATGCCGTTACCCCGGTTTTACCTGCGAATGGTTACATCACACAGGCATCAAACACCTCAACCTTGACTGCTCCAATCGGCGGCATTTTTTGGGGTTGCCAGTATCTTTCAACATCGCAGAAGCGAGTTGTTTGGAATCAATATTGGCCAGGTTCTGACGCTACAGGCGACGTTATCGCATACGTAATTGATGATCCGAATTCTCGTTTTGTTGTTCAGTCCTCTGGTGCTGCCTTCAACATTTCTGGGGATGTTTCCACTTTCGGTTCATCGCCAGTTGGTCAGTATTGCAATCTGAACGTCGGTGTGGGTAACACGCTCTCTCAGCAGTCGGGTATGTTTGTTGATACAATTGCCACGACAGGAACCTTCCCGTTCATCATCACCAGCATGGTCCTTGATCCCCCAGGATCAAACGGCACCGACCCTACTGCAATCTATAACTGGGTTGAAGTTGGCTTCAACAACGAGTGGCTTCGCACGAATAGTGCTGTCACCGGCATCGCTTAATAGGAGGCTTAGGATTTTATGGCTGAGTTTACTGTAGTCACCGACTTACAGCTTCTCAAGTTCACCCTGATGAACCGCTGCCGCCTTGCGGAAAATGGTTGTTGGGAGTGGGTTGGTGGCCGTAATTCTGGCTACGGCCAAATACAGACAAAGTTGAGCAGCAAGCGTGGGGCGCATCAAGTGTCCTACGAAGCCCACCACGGCAAAATCCCAGAGGGACAAGTCGTTCGGCACACCTGCGATAACCCGTCCTGCATAAACCCAGATCATTTAATCCTAGGCACTCAAGCAGATAACGTTGCCGATCGTGAGGCCCGTGGCCGTCGCAAGGACATTAATGGTGAGCAAATAGGGACAGCTAGGTTAACTGCCGAGCAAGTTCTGGAGATCAGAGCTTCCGACAAATCTCTCACTCAATTAGCTCGTCAATATAATGTTCATAAGACAACCATTTCGCTTATCCGTTCCGGCAAATCTTGGAAACATCTAATCTGTGTTGACACGCAGAAGGTAGGATAACATGGCAGTTAATTTAAGTGCAATCAGGGACTTACTGCTCCCAGGATTGCGTGGCGTGGAAGGCAAGTACCCGCAGATACCCAGCCAGTGGGACAAAGTGTTCGAAAAAGCCAAATCAAACATGGCTTTGGAGCGCACAGCTGAAATGCGTTATCTCGGTCTTGCAGCAATCAAGACTGAAGGCGGCGCAGTAAGCTTCGACAACAACGCTTCTGAGCGTTACGTCTACAACCAAGAGCATTACGAAATTGGTCTCGGCTACGCGATCACTCGTAAGGCAATCGACGACAACCTCTACAAGACACAGTTTACACCTACGAACCTCGGCCTGATTGAATCTTTCGGTCAGACAAAGGAAATCTACGGTGCAAACCTGTTGAACACGGCGCAGACATATAATGCTGCAGTCGGTGGTGACGGTCAGCCTCTCTGTTCGCTGAACCATCCTATCGATGGTGGTGTTATTCCTAACACGCCTATCGTTCAGGTTGACCTCAATGAGTCATCATTGCTGAACGCAATGGTTTCGATCCGACAGAACTTCAAAGACATCGCTGGTCTGAAGATGTTCGCTCGTGGTCGCAAGCTGATCGTTCCGCCGTCACTTGAGCCTGTTGCAATCCGTCTTACAAAGACTGAACTGCGCCCAGGCACAGCAGACAACGACGTCAATGCGATCCATACGACCGCTGGAGGCCTTCCAGAAGGCTACATGGTCATGGACTTCTTGACCTCGAACTATGCTTGGTTCCTGCTCACCAACATCAAAGGCTTGGTGTACATGGAGCGTGTGCCTTACGAAATGGATCTCCAGGTAGACTTCACCACAGACAATTTGCTTGTCAAAGGGTACGAGCGCTACAGCTTTGGGTACTACAACTGGCGTTCCATTTTTGGATCGTTTCCAACGCATTAACAATGGCTTACGGGCGGTTTACCCGCCCGTTTCCTACCCGTAGGTATAGATTAAGTTATCAGTCTAAACCTACCCATGTTAACAGGCGACATTCTATTCTTGACGTAGTACAAGAAAGGTATAAGTTATATCTGCCAAACAATGGAGGCAGGTATGAAAGTCGCAGAGTTAACATTTGAACAGTTAGATGAGGTTATTGCCTACGATCCTGATGCAGGAACTTTCACTTGGAAGATCAGCACAGGAAAAAATATCAAGGCTGGAGTTCCTGCGGGAGCCTGGAAAGGTTCAAGGAATAAAAGCACAGGTGACGTAAAGCAGTATCTTTACATCATCTATCTTGGTCGGGAAATGACTGCATCTAGAGTTGCGTGGTTGTTTTATTATCGTGAGTGGCCAACAAAAATTGTGCAATTTATTGATGGAGACAACACTAATTTCAAGATTTCAAATCTTAAATTAGCGATGTTTGAATCCAGAAGAGTTGCTCAAGATGGCCGCATAAAGCACAGAATGTCCACTGAGGCGTCTCGCCACTACGGACTGAAGCGCCATTACGGTATTACAATGACGGAATACACAGAAATGTATAATTCCCAACATGGGAAATGTGCAATCTGCGGTAATCCAGAAACGACAAAGTTGCATGGTAAGATCAGAGACCTTTCCGTGGATCATTGTCATACTACTGGGAAAGTCCGTCAGCTTCTGTGTAACGCTTGCAATCACATCCTTGGTGAAGCCAAGGAAAATGTAAAAATACTATTGGCGGCAGCTGCATACATCGAAAAGCACTCTGCCAAAAGTGAAGATCCGGGTTCCCTAGCCCCACAAACTGGCCCGGCAGACACTGCACGGATTGTGGGACGAAACCTCGTGCAGGAGGAAGGATAGAATATGGGTTATACTACTTTCACGGGACCAGTTAGGGCAGGTAATATCCTGAACACAACTGGCACAACGCCTGGAGTTGACGTTGAAAACGTCGGTCAGGTTGTAATGGCGCAGAGTTTTCCATTTACGGAAAATGGCACTCCGACCACTACAGACATTACATTACCTGCGATTAGTCAGGTTCTCAGCATTAATTGGACGATTTCAACTGCCTTTACCAATGCGGTTAGCGTTGGCGGCACTTTGGATGGCACGGTAATTAATGCTACTTATTTTGCTAATGCGACGACGCCAGGACTTGGTGTTAGCATTCTTGCTCCGACGACTATTGCTCAATGCGGAAATTGGGTAAGTGCTGGTGTAATTTCTCCAACACAAGCAAGTGACGTTCGGGTTGTCGTTTCAGGCGGCGCTGTTAGCGGTGCAGGACGCGGTGTTTTGACGGTAACATATCTCCAAGGGCCTAACGGCAACACGTAATAAAGGATTAGGACTATGAAAGGCAGAATTGCACGAGCTTCAGGCGGTAAGACTGAAGAAGGCGTAAAAGTCACGGACAATGACAAGGGCGCTTCTTGGTATTCAGGTGATACCAGCAACGTCAAGAAAGAAGCAGAAGAAAAAACTGGCTTCAAAAAAGGCGGCAAAGTTTCCAACTTCGGTCGTGGAAAAGAATCTGAAGGCATGGACAAGTT